AAGGACTCAAAAGGAAACATCAACGAAGCGGCCACGCTTATCAAGCTAAGCCACATGAGTGGCGGACTAACTCGGCGCTAATAATTATTTGACCTTAACCAAAACCCATTACAACCAATGAGCGCAACAACAGAAACACTCGAACTCCTCAAGGTCGCACAAGCAACCGGAGATCAGGCACTAGCAAAGTATTTCACGCAGACAGGAACTGCAACACAAGGCATACAGGCGTACAATCTTGAAGCGCCATCGAAAAAATTGTTACCGATTCTAACGCCACTCCGCAATAGGATCCCTCGTATCAATGGCGGGTTTGGTGTACAGGCGAACTGGAAAGCGATTACCAACATCAATGCGGGCAACGTCAGAGCAGGTGTCGCAGAAGGTAAAAGAGGCGGAGCGATCAACCACACGCTATCAGAATACAATGCATCGTTCAAGTCCATGGGCCTGGAGAACTATACCACTTTCGAGGCTGAAAATGCGGCTAAGTCTTTCGAGGACGTAAAGGCGCTTGCAGTGCAGTCAACCTTAAACGGCCTGATGATTCAGGAAGAGCGCGTTCTTCTTGGCGGAAACAACTCTGTAGCGCTTGGCACAACTCCAACCCCATCGCTTGCAGCCGTTACCGGCGGCGCTCTTACCGACGCATCGACATACAGGGTGATTTGTGTGGCTCTCGGCTTACAGGCTTACCTGGATGCTGTCGGCAGCAATAACGGTTCTGTTGGTCAGGTTTTCAATGCGGCATCTTCGATTGTTCCAGGGCAGATCACAAGGACGAATATCGATGGCACTACTGATACCTTCGGCGGTGGATCTGCTCAACAATCTGCTGCAGCTACACAAGCCACTTCAAGCCCGAATCTTTCTATCACTGCAACGGTAGCCGCTGTTACTGGAGCAGTAGCATATGCCTGGTTTATCGGTATTGGTGCTGGCAACGAAAAACTGAACCAGATCACTACAATCAACAGCGCGAAATTTATCGCCAACTCAAACGCCGGCGCTCAGCTTGCCTCCACACTGGCAGCATCCGACAACTCGACATCCTCGCTGGACTACGACGGACTGCTTTATCAGGCGGCAAAATCAGGATCAAACGCATACATCGCCGCGCTCGCCACAGGTACAGCAGGAACAGGATCTACGCTGACTTCAAACGGATCAGGCGGGATCATCGAGTTTGATGTTGCATTCCAATATTTCTATGACGTTTACCGACTCAGCCCAACTGTTATTTATGTATCGAGTCAGGAAAGCAGGAATATCAGCAAGAAGATCATCGCAAACGCAGGTGCTCCTTTGCTCCGCCAGATCGAAGCAGGTGGCAATGGTAATCTTTCTTCAGGATGGAGGGTAACATCGGTACTCAACACCACAACTGGTGATGAGGTCGAAATCAGAATACACCCGCACATGCCAGCAGGAACGATCCTATTCTTCACCGAAACCCTGCCTTACCCATTGAGCAACGTAGGCAACACATGCCAGGTATTGCTACGAGCCGATTACTATCAGATCGACTGGCCACTGATCACCAGGAAGCATCAGTACGGCGTGTATTGTGATGGCGTGTTGCAGCATTATGCACCATTCTCCATGGGCATAATCAGCAACATCTCAAACGGATAAGGATAAGGATAACCTTTCAGGCAAACGCCCTGTCGTGAGGCAGGGCAAAACCTTTTTATAGTTATGGTAAGCACACTAAGAATGAAAAGCCCAGGAGGATCCACAAGCGTATCCCTTGGCGGTCAGAATTATGAGGCAAACAAGAAAGGGATTATCGAGGTTCCGGCAGAGTTCGAGGACACGATGTACTCTTTCGGATTTATCACTGTTGGTAAAAATATCCCTATCGAACCCGAAGAGCCAGCCACACCGGGGCCAACAGCGGAACCAGCGCAAGCCAACGCGCCGGAAACCGCCGAGGCTCCGGAAGCGGCTAAAGCGGAAGTAGTCCAGCAACTGAACCAGTAATAGCATAACGATGCCTGAATTCGCCACCGTTGATGAAGTTAAATACTATCTCGGAACTTCGACCGATGCGGATGATATTCTCATCTCATCACTTGTATCGTCAGAGAGCGCTTTTATCGAGAGTTGGTCAAACCGGACGTTTGATGTAACACCACAGATGGACATTTTCAATGGAGGCGGAGGTTTAGAGCACACGTTCAAATATTACCCTGTTGTATCCGTCGCCAGCCTGTCAATTGACGGCAGATCAATACCGGAAGCGGCAACAATCAACGATTCCGGTTATATGCTCTATGACGACAGGCTAATACTTTTTTGCTACAATTTCGGATGGGGAAAGCGCTCTTGCATCGTGCAGTATTCCGCAGGGTATTCAGTTATCCCTTCAGAGATCAAGCAGGCGTGCATTGAGATGGTAGCGATTAGGTACAAGGAGCGCGACAGAATCGGACTGAATAGCAAGTCAATGGCAGGGGAAACCACAGCGTATAATGTCAAGGACATGCCGGACCATGTCAAATCTATACTCAAGCAGTACAGACGGGTTGTGCCGATATGATCACCGCAAAGATCACAGGAGGCGAAGACCTTCGTAAGAAGTTCAGGGACTCCATACCGAATATCGAGAGCGGCGTGCAGAAGGAAATCATGCGGTTGGCCTTGAAAATGACGCGTGTCGTAATGGGGAAATTGACAGGCCCAGTGCTAAATGTCGGACGAGGAGTTCATGGCGGGAATGGAAGTGGCGGTAGGTTAAGGCGATCAATCCACCCTGAATGGGATTTCAAGCAGGGTTATTCAGGCGCCACGGTCGGAACAAATGTCGAGTACGCCGCGATCCATGAGTACGGGTTCAGCGGATCAGTTCAGGTTAAATCGTTTCAACGCGAAATGACGAAAGCCTTTGGTAAGCCGATATCACCGACACAAGTAACTGTTAGGGCGCACACAAGAAATGTCAACATGCCAGAACGAAGCTTTTTGAGATCGGCGCTAAAAGAGATGAAACCGGAGATCACTGAATCATTACAGGCGGCACTCATGAAGGAACTCAACAAGATTAAACGATGACGCGCGAGACGATATACGGTGCGCTCTTTGCAAAGCTTCAGGGCCTTGCAGGGTTGAACACTGTATCAAGACGCCTGAAACATTATGACGATGTTCCACCCGCGGATCAGCCAGCGCTCTTTATGACGGTAACATCTCAGCACGGGAAGCAAACAAAGGGAATGCCGTCGATCTATAATCTCGATAGCAAAATATGGATTTACGTCCATGAAACGGATAGATCAATAGCTCCCTCAACAGGGATAAATAATATTCTCGATAAGATAGATGCAGTTCTGAAACCAGCGATACCAGGCAACAAGCAGACATTGGGCGGACTTGTCGAGCATTGCTGGGTTGACGGTGAGATCGTCATGGATGAAGGGAGCCTCGGAGATCAAGCCGTCGCGATACTGACAATAAAAATGCAAACAACAACTTAACCAGGACAAACATTATGCCTCAATTCGTATTCGGCCCCGGCAACATTTACGCGATCCCGCTCACTACTTACGACGGTACCGCAATTACCGTACCTACTCCCGTTCAGATCGGAACTATGCAGTCCGGATCAGTCGATTTCTCGTGGGATCTAAAAGAACTTTACGGACAGCGCCAGTTTCCTGTAGCGGCAGGCCGTGGCAAGGGGAAAATAGCAGGCAAAGCGACTTACGCACAGTTCAACGCCGCCGCCATAAATTCTCTTGTATTCGGGCAGACGCAATCAAGTGCACTTTGTGCCGTTGTCAATGACGTGACCGGGACAGCAATTCCTACGACACCGTTCCAGATCACCGTCACCCCGCCACTGTCAGGCACGTACCTCAATGATCTTGGTGTCATTATGAACGGCGTCCCGATGACACAGGTCGCTTCTGGCCCGACAACAGGACAGTATAGTCATACTCTTGGAGTTTACACTTTCGCCACCGCCGATGTCGGCCAGATTGTGTTTATCAACTACTCGTACACCGCTGTTGCAGCAACGGCGGCTGATTTGATTATTTCAAATCCGTTTATGGGATATGCCCCGACGTTTAGCGTTTCATTCTCGATAAACTATAACGGGAAAAACGGCACGATCATTCTCAATTCCTGCACGTCAAGCAAGTTCAGTGTGGCGACAAAATTAGATGACTTCGCTATCCCTGAATTTGATTTCACTGGCTACGCGGACGCAAACCAGAAAGTGGGACGTATTTCTTTCAGCGATAAATAACCGGTAAAAACACAAAGGGAAAAAAGGAAATGGTAAAAGGTGTAAGGTTTGAGTTTGGAAACGGTGAAGAGCTGACTATTCCGCCACTTTCTCTTGGAGCTATCGAAGTCCTTGAGAATGAGCATGGCGAGGTTTCGACATGGGCCCCGAATGTTGATATGGTGTGTAAGCTGGCCGGATTGTCGCTGAAGCGGAACTACCCCGATATGACTGATGATCATATCAAAAATGATTTGCTTGACGTCAGCAACATGCTCGACGTGTTTAACGCGGTGCTTGATATCGGCGGACTGGTAAGGAAAGCGCAAGAACAGGAAGAAAGCGCGGGGGAAAATCCGCCGGTGGAGAAAAAGTAGATTGGGATGAATTGTTCTTGCACCTTTCGATGAGCACAGGAATGGATATCGAGACGGTGCGAGACCAATTTGATCTTCCCCGGCTTCATGCTTTTACCGTCTACACAGGAAAGTTCCCGCCATTACATGTAAGCGTCTCTAAGCTTGCCGCTTATTTCGGGGTATGGGAACCATCAAAAACCGCAGGACAATCAGAACAGCCCGTGCAGAACATCTCAAACAAAGAAAATGACGCGGCAATCGCTCAATTCATAACCATGCTTGGCTGATGGGTAATAATGATACGCAGGTCAATGTAGGGTTTGGCGCAAGTACGGGAGACCTCGAACAAGGCGTAAAGCGCGTTAGTGATGCGATGACTTCTAATCTTGAGAAGATCATCTCGGAACTGCAAAAACTCAACTCATCATCGGGCACGTCCACTCAGAAAGTAGTGGCTGACGTAAAGAAGATGGAGGTTGAAACAGGAAACTCTTTCGGTAGGCTTAAAGACCTTATAACGGGCCACGTCAACGGCGTAAAAGGCGGCGTTGAGGGGCTTGGCGGGGTTGTAGGAAAGTTTACCGGACTCTTCGCAGGGTTAACGGTGCTACTTGCGGGGGGAGCTGCTTTTTCTGCCAGCATTAACGCTTTTAAGGATGAGACGGCGGAGGTCAAGCGGTTAATGAATGGCCTCGGTATGACTTCAGAGGAAGCCTCAAAGTTCAACACTCAGCTCAAACTTGTCGGCATGTCCTCAGAGGAATATGTCGGCATCGCTATGAAGTTCAACCGGCAGCTCAAGACGAATGAGGCTGGTCTTGTCAGTATGGGGGTTGTCACCCGTGACGGAAACGGCAAACTGCTTGACCAGCAAACATTGCTGAAGAACGCCACGGCGACAATGATGACATACAAGGCAGGGGTTGACCGTAATGAAGCCGCTATGACAATGTTCGGGCGGTCAGCAGAATCTGCGTATGCTTTGCTCAAGCTCAATGAGCAGACTACAGCAAGAGCGTCAGAGCTTACCCGGATATTTGGCCGAGAGCTGGATGATGTCGCTATGGCAAAAGCGAAAAGCTATAAGATGGCAATGTCCGAGGTGAAGCTTGTCAACGAGTCCCTTATGGCCCATATCGGCGAAGCTCTTATGCCAGGGTTAACCGCACTTGGAAAAACATTTGTTGGAGTAGCGGAAGTCGCCATGCCGAAAATGATAGCGGGCACCAAGGCGATTGGGGACGCCGTAATACGGATGGCTGAGGTTATCGAGAACAATAAAACAGGTATCGCCAATGCGTTTCAGTTTATCGGCGAAAAAATAGCATGGACTGTTGATAGGTTTGCGGCTTTCGGCAATGCGGTAGCCTTGTTCAATAAAATGAAAGAGGGAAAAGTATCTGTATGGGACTGGATGACTGCAAGTCCTGAAGATGCAAAAAGATTAGCAAGTGCCGGTCAAAAGCCCTCAGCACCTACCGCGACAAAACCGGATGCAAAAGTTGGCGCGACAGGGACCCGCGACTTTGTATCCCCTGAAAAAGCAGGGCAAGGCGGGGGAAGCGCAGAAGAAAGCTACGTCCCGAATTGGGAAGCGCAGCTCTCCAAAGAGAAAGTAAAATATGCCTTAAAGCATGATCTCCGTGAATTAGACAAAGAAGAAGAAATAAAATTCTGGGAATCAGCGCTTCAGGATAGCGATATAAACGAAAAAGAAAAGCTTGAAATATCCCGCAAGATATCGAGGTTGCGGCTTGAAATTCAGAAGGAGGAGCGGAAGACGGCGCAGGGGCTTGCAGACGAGTCTATTAAGGCAGAACAGGCGGCAGCCATGAGCAGCCTCGCACTTGATGAAGAAGCTGCAAAAACAAAGTATGAACTCGATCAAACGTCATTTGCAG